GCAAATAAAGTTTGATCTGGTCCTTTGTATGGAAGTGGTAGTAATCCATTTCGTAAATCTCCTGATGGTGCATCAACATCTCTAAACTCTCCTGGCTGTATAGGATTATCATCATCACGTATTCTCAATCCTCTAGCTTTAAAACCTGCTGGTAAATTTGATAAAGTTCCTGCATCAATTAATTGTCTAAGAGCTGCGGTTGCAGTTCTAGATAAACCACCGAGCATATGTATTAAACCAAATCCGTAAAATCCTAAACCCGGTAAAAATTTGTAGTGAATAAAATATTCTGTTTTTCTTTTTGTTGGATCGTCTTGTCTGTAGTTACGATAGATAGATAAAACTTTTCCTGAACCTTCTTCGATTGTAACTATGTATGGAATTTTTATTCCTGTAGGTTCACCTTGCTCCGTGTCTTCAAAACCCGGAATATCTAAATCACAGTGTATCTCTAACAGAGTATAGATGTCTGTGTTAGCAGGTTTAGTTTCACCTTGTATGTCATTATATTTTTCTTGTGTTTTTGATTCTTCCTCGTACGGGTCATTTAGTTCAACGTCTCTGTAGAATCCTGCAAACTGAGCCTTTCTTAAATCATTGCTTGTCATTTTTACAATGTGTGTAACTCTTTCACAGGTATCTAAATCTGTTGAAAGATACGGAACGACTAAATCTTCTGCTGGTACAAACTTTGCAACTGGTCTTGCTAAATCTGCATCATAATAAACTTTTTTAAAACTTGACCCTGCTAATGGTAAATAAAATAATAACTGATCCATGTCAGGATCGTAATCTTCCATCTCATCCGTGATGAGATAATTCATGTAATCTTTTACACGCTGCGCTTGTTGTTCTACCTCTGTAGTTACATCTCCAACGATATTACATTTTACTGGACCACCTGCTGGTAACAATTCTTTGTAAGCCTGTGATTGAAATTGTGTAACACTCTCTGCTAGTAACGGATGTGTAACACCACTCGCTCCTTGAAACGGTTGTGAGCGTTCATTGTATTTAAAACCAAGTAGGTCTAGACCTTTGGTGTATGAGTCTATCCAATCCGATCGTGACTCTCTATCATCTTCATACTGTTGTCTTAACTCACTTGATAGACTGTTTAACTCATTATCATCTAAAACTTCTGCTAGATTTGTTGAAAAGTCAACAGCAATCTGTTCTTCTTCCATTGCCCCAACAATAGCTCCACCATCTTCTGTAGGTGTAATTTCTGCACCAATATCCTCAACTAATTGAACATCTGTAGGTGATTCATCAGTTAAAGGAACTGTATTCTCTGGGTTAATTGGTCTATCTACTGCCATTATGTTATCAAAGTTTTCTTTTGTTTTTTCTTTTGTATAGCACTGAAACCTTTGGCTTGCACGAATTTATAATACTTTGCTTTGGGATTTGCAAAAGAAGCTTCTTTTTTGTCCTCTTTTGTTTTCTTTTTCTTGGTGCCTTCGACCGTGAATCCCTTGACAATACTCATCAGTAATAACTTCTTTCCATAGGTAACTGTTCTAACATCGGTGGATCCTCATAATCCTCCGGATGCACAGCTAATCCGACTTGACGATAACGCATCAAAGCTTGTGTTGTGCTATCCACCAAATCATCATGATCACCATAAGGGAAAGCTGCACATTCTTCAATCAATTCTTGCGCCCACTTCTCATCTGGTGCCCAGACTTGCCCCGCCTCAAAGAGAGGAGAAACTGAATTAACTCTGACGTGTTTATCATTACCTTTGCTCGGTGTAAAGTTTACGACAGGTATTCCCACTCTACGCAGCTCTTGTGTGAGCGGTGTACCACTGGCCTTTTGTTCTATAATCACGGTCTCTGGCTCCCAATAATTATATTCTTGCATCGAGATTCTTTTGAGCTCTGGAAAATCCCAACGTCCTTTTTTGACATCAAGCAAAATTATATTAGGCGTAGTCTCGTTGTGCAAGAACACACCCCACGTTGTAATCGCTGAAAAGTCTGCTGTTTCTTTTTTACTGTAGGCCGTATCGTAGCTTTGAATCACATGTTGCAAACTAGGGAGGGAGGGCCTATCCCAAATATTCCACCACTCTCTTTTTATAATTGAACCTTCTTCTGACGTAGGATTCTGTTGCCATTGTGCGTTCCATTTGGCCACGGACAGTGAGGCTTTGACCGATTCTAATTCATGTAGTTTCCAATATTGTGGCCACACTGGTTTATCTTCCAAGATCGCAGGAAACTCAATCACGTCCCACTGATCTGCTTTGACATCTGTTTGTGCTTTCATCAACTGACCTGTCAAATCTTTTGTTGACCACCGTGTCATGACGATAACAATCTTGCCTCCCGGTTGTAGACGCTGTCTTGGTCCAGACGTGTACCATTCGTAAGCTGACTCCATTGCCGTCTCAGACAATGCATCTTGCTCGGAATGTGGATCATCAATAATTAATAAATCAGCACCACGTCCTGTGATTGCACCACCGACACCTGCTGCAAAATATTCTCCGCCTTTGTTTGTTTCCCACCTGCCCGCAGCTTTAGAATCTTGAGACAACTCGATATTATCAAAGACATCTTGAAAAGTATTCTCTTCCATGAGGTTACGAACCTTTCTACCAAAACGATAGGAAAGTTCTGCTGTGTGTGTTGTTTGAATGATCTTGAGCCGTGGATCACGGCCCATCATCCATGCTGGAAATAAAAATGATGCAAATTCTGATTTGGTATGTCTGGGTGGCATATTTACGATTAGTCGATTTATCCTCCCCTCCGCTAAGTCTTGAAACTTTTCTGCAATTTTTATGTGATGGGGCCCCTCTACAAACTCTGGCCATACTTGTTTCACAAATTTTATAAAATTATTCTGGGCTAATGTTTTTAATTGAAATGTTTTTTTACGTAATAATAATTTTTTCTTGAGAGTATCTAACTCTTCAGGAGTCATATTATCATAATTAACAATACGTTTGAACTGTTCTACTTCGGACATCAGATGTTTATACCATATAGTCTGTATGTGCAAAAGTTTATATATACAATAACCTATATTGTGCTACGCTCTTTTTAGGGGTTGTCCCTCCTGTGATTTTATGATTTGGCAAGAAGCACAAAATGAGCCTTCTCTATGGAACTAGAACTTGGACTAATAAAAAAGTTATACACAGGTATTTAAAATAAATAAAAATAAATTGAAACAATTTAGAATTTTAGCCGTTTTCTTATATAAGATATTATTGGAAATTTCCTATAATATTTGTTGACATTTATTATATGAGATAATATATGTTAATTATCTTTTAACAATGGAGAAACACATGAAAAAAGATATGATTAAAAAAGCAGTAGGATCTTTGCTCTTTTCTGTTACGTTTGAAAAAGCAGATAAGAGTAAAAGAACTATGCTTTGTAAGTTACCCACCAATAAAAAGTTCTTTAGTGGTGGAGAATTAAAAGGTGATAGAAGTCACTTATTAGAAGTGCTTGATGTCACAATATTAAGAAAAAATCCAGATGAGCCAAAAAATGCTTGGCGTTCTGTTAATCTTAATACTTTAACAAGTCTAAAAATAAGAGGTGTAGAATGGGTAAAGTAAAAACCTTATTTCAAGAAAATAAAGAAAAGGCGTTTGATAAAGCAGAACTTATTATTATGGATCTTATTCGTCAAGAATGGGACGAATATCCTGATGAAGTCGCTAATAGAGTAATTGATATTTTCAAAAAAGATTATCAAGACTTGACTATTGGTTTTGATGATGAAAATGATTTATCCTATTTTGTAAGTGAGGAATGCAATGGTTATGCAGATCATTTACGATCTAAATACGCAGATTACACGGAGGAATATGAAAATTAAAGATAGATTAGGGGGCGACAATAGTCGCCCTCTTAATATTAACTTTTCAGTACAAGCTACTTTGTGGAATGATCACACTTATATTTCTCGTGAACTTATTCCAATGTGGTTTGATGATGATACCAAAAATAAAATTCGACAAGTTATAAAAGAATTTTATGAGGGCTTATCAGAACAAGAAATAAAGGAGTACAATAAATGATTAAAAGAATAGGAGCTGTCTTGATGTCAACTGGCTCAATATGGTTTACGATTTGCCTGGTAATATTTATACTAGGCTTAATATTTCCACACTACTTATGATAAACTTTATAGCTGCAGCTTTGAGCTGCAGCTTTATTAACGAAAGGATAATTATGGAACAAATACTCCTGGACAAGGTCCTAATATTAGAGGGACAGCTTGAGAGGACTGAAGACGCATGGTTAAAAAGAATTTGGACAGATCATATAAATGATTTAATGCGCAAGGTCGCAAGACTTAAAAAATAGACCAATTAAAAAGGGGCGATGCCCCTTTTTTTATTCAGGATCTACAGAAAGCGAATTTTCGTGACCATTGATAGTGTCTATAACTCTAGCTAATGCCTTTTGGTTAAAACCCCCAACATGCCACTCATTTATTTCATTTAATTTTTTGCCCTCGGCTTCCCCTAAATAGTTATGACCATTCTTCCAATTATAAATGGTAGCAACTGTACCATCAGCAAATTTAAAAGCCCATTCAACATCTGTTTTATAGTTATCACCATTTGGATCGTGAGGTTCTCCGAATGCTTTTAGTAGCTGTTCATATGTTGCTTTCACATATCCTTGGAGGTAAGTTCCCCCAACATTTGTAGTCTTTTCCATATTTATTCCCTTTCATATGTTTCATTAAAAAAACAGTCATCACAAAGTAAAAGACCTTTGCCATCTGTAGTCCAAACTTCACAATCAAATTTAGATCCTTGATCTTCTTCTGTTTTTTGACAACAATCACATTTTTTCATAATCACTCCTTTTTTAATTATACTATTGACTATAAGAATTATCCCATATATGTAAAGTAAATAATTTAACTAAAG